GTGAGAAGGTTCCGGGTATGCCGGTATCTCTCTCGATCCCATCTCTGAACCTTGCTTTCTCTAACGAGTTATTGCCGGGTGTAGGCCCTGCTATTCAGCTCTCCTTGGGTCGATATATCAAGGATCAGAACGGCTGGATTGCAGACCAACTACGAGACATCATTTACCCATTCGGGGCCCCAGAGGGCAAGGTAGGTCTCATTGAGACCTTCACCCCAGCATGGGCTTCTCGTATCCTCTATGGTCTTGGTATGGACTCCTATGAGGCAAAGAATGTCTCTACCCTTCGACCATTGATGGCATACCTTGCATCTACTGGTGAGTACGGAGACTTCCCTCTTGACGGTCAATCTCAGGCTAGATTGCTTGAAGATGCCGGTCGAGTCAATCGAGTCCTTGCCTTATGGCGTGGTATCACCCAGAACCTTTCTCCCGGATCCATCTCTCCACAGATCCTTGCTAAAGACAAGGAAGGGGAGTTCCATGTACAGGCATTGATGTTCAATGACTTTATACAGATGAGAGCTAACAATCCAGATAGTTACGAACTAGCGGTTGCTAAGTGGGCAGAGAAATATGGCTACAACGCATTGTTCTCATTGGTATCTGGAACTCGTGGTGGTATTACACCTACTGATGAAGCATGGCAGTTCTATACATCGAACCGTGATGATGCAAACCAGTTCCCAAATGCGTTTGCCCTCTTCTTCCCCGGTGGACAATACTCACAAGAGTTTGCAAAGTGGCAAGAACAGCGTGGACAACGATTCCGTTTATCACCTGCCGAAATGCAGATGGAAGCGGCTCGATATGTTTACACGGCTCGTAAGGCTAAACTTCAACAAGATATGACAACAGCCATTCAGCAAGGTGCAGAACCTAAGATGGCTAATCAAGTTTACTTGACGATGAAGTCAGCACTCGATGATGAGTTTGGTGGACAACCAGACTTCAGAGCTGCTGGTGTTCCTCGTGAGACACTCGTCAAGGAAGTAACTGCTGCACTAGATAATCCAAAGTTTGCAGAGACTGAATCAGGTAAGGGCTTGGCTAAGTTCTTGCTATATCGTCAAGCAGCATTGGAATCTGTGGCACAAGCAGGATTCAAGACTCTTACTGGAAAGTCAGTAGCCAATGTGGCTGAATGGCTCAACCAATCTGCATATCAGGTTATCGCAGAACATCCAGAGTTTTCTGTGATGTACTGGCGTGTATTTGCTACCGAGACAGGAAATAGTTAATGGCTCAAGATACAGACAAAGACGGTATCCCGGATTCGATTGATCCGAATCCAACGGTGCCAGACAAGAATGCTCCTGTCATTCAAGCACCTGCGGTCGGAGCTAATCCGTATGCACGATCTACTGCATTCCCTGCAAAGGGTACAAATGTTTTCAGACCCGGCGTTACTTATGTCGATCCAAAGACAGGTAAGAAGACTGATGTCACAGGTAAGTTCTACACAGCTCTTTACTCTGGAACAAACGAAGAAGCGATTGCTATCAAGAATACTGACTTCCTAACTACAGCCGATCAAAACCAAATCAAGTCTTTGATGGTTCAAGGTGGCTTCCTCAATAAGTCTGATTTCCAGACTGCCTATTGGGGTCAGAAAGATACTGAAGCATTTCGTGAACTTCTTGCAGAAGCAAACTCTGCTGGTGGTATGTCATACCAAGAGATGCTTAAGATGATTGCAAGTGGTGATGCTGGTCGTGGTCAGCAAGGCCCAACTAAGAATATCTCCTACAATATTTCTGATCCAATAGCAGCTCGAGGAATCGTACAAAATGGATTACGAGCAATCCTTGGTAGAGATCCATCTGAGAAGGAAAGCAAGATGCTTGTGAAAGCATTAAATGCTGCCGAAAGAGAGAACCCATCTGTGACAACACAGACCATGGTAAGTCCGGGTGTCTACAGTTCAACCACTACTGGTGGTCTTAATGCTGCTGGAACCCAGCAACTTATTGAAGAAACAGTTATGGCTAATCCTGCTCTGGAAGCAGAAGCAGTTGATAAGAGACTTAATTCCTATGGCGATGTTATCGGGAAACTGGCAGGTGAGTTCTAATGGCTGAAGATCTATTTAAGTTAGAAGAACAAAGATATAACTTCACTAGAATGCTTGGTGAAGCAAAAGCCAAGATGGATTCATCTAAGGTTGGATCTGCTGCATATAAGGCTGCTAAGAAGAATTACGATACCGCTAAGGCTGCACTTCCGGGTATTGAATCCAAAATTAAGAAGATTAAAGCTGATGCTAAAACTGCTGAAACAAATAAAAAGACAGCAGATAAACTTAAATCTCTTCAAGAGAAGAAGCAGCGTTTAGTCGATCAAGGTCAATCAACCGCAGATGTTGATGCTGAAATTGAAAAACTTCAGCCAAAGAATAAACCTGTTACCACCGATGGTGGAGTATCAATGGGAAGCAGACCATTTGGTGGTCAGCCTATTGTTTCTAATGTTGCAGGAGATCAAACAGTAACGCCAGATGTAACTGTTGACTCAAGCGGAAACAAGAAAGTTAATAACACTAGCGGTGATGTTGTCTATAAAGGCAAGGGAACTGACAAAGAACCTTTGACTAAAAATGGTACCCCATTCACAGGAACTTATCAGGGTAAAAAGTACACCAACGGTGTTCTTACAAAAGCCGAAGAAGAGGGAGCAGGTCTTACTGCCAAGCAGGAAGCAACTCTTGGTACCTATGGATCGAAGTATCTTCTTGAGTACTTCAAGTCCAACTATCCAACGATTTACAACAAGCTTATTGACTTTGCTAAGGTTAATGAATCCACAGCCAATGTCGAAGGATTCCTTCGTAACACAACTTGGTACAAGGATGTAAACCAGAGAGTCAATGCCACTATCGGTGGATACTCATTGGCTAACGGTGTAACTCTTACATCAGATCAACAGACTGCATTTAGAGATCAACTCCTTGCCAAAGTCAAGGATCGTGAAGAAATTCAATATGACATCCGTTTGATGTCTATTCAGAAGTTCCAACTTGATACAGTCAAGCCAGATGTTGCCCGAGCAATGAGGGCAGGTCTTGATTTCAATCAAGCAGCAGCCGACTATATTGAGATCTATCGGACTAACTTTCAGATTGCAGCTTCTCAGTTTACAGTCAATGATCAACTCTTCCAGAGTCTTCTAACCAAGTCATCAGACCTTGGAGACTTTACCAAGCAACTTCGCCGTACCGACAAGTATTTGTCACAGCCACAGGTTCAACAGCAAATCAATGCCAACAAACTTATGGTTCAAACTAAGTATCGTCAGTATGGCTTGAGCATTACTGAAGAAGCAGCAACCAACCTTGCTAAGAATGTTTTCCTTGGCGACTCTAACAATGAGCAGATTGATGAGAACCTTCGTCAGCAAGCCATCGCTGCTTTCCCAGCATTCCGTGATCGAATCCTTAATGGAGAATCTCCACTATCCATTGCAAGCCCATATATCCAAGCAATGGTTCGTATCCTTGAGATCCCAGAAGGTGGTCTCGATCTGGAAGATCCAACCATCCGTAAGGCTATGCAAGGCAAAGCAATTACAGATGCTAAAGGTAATTCAACCTCTTACGAAACCGTTCCGTTGTGGATGTTTGAACAGAGCCTATACAAAGATAGTCGTTGGCAGTACACATCTAACGCTAGAGGTAAGGCAGACACAATCACACTACAACTGAAAGAAATGTTAGGACTATAAGACATGGCAGAAAGAGTCACGGCTAAGAAAGGCGATACCCTCTCTGGTATTGCTAAGGCAAACGGTACTACTGTTGCACAGATTCTTGCAGATAACCCAACACTTGCAGCTCGTGCATCTGCTGGTCAAACAGTCCTTTATAGTGGTACGAAGGTAAAGATTACTGCACCTGATACAGCAACTAATCCTTATGGTGCAAGTCAGGCTGGTACTGGTGCTGGTCTTGGTACTGCATCTAATCCTATTTCAAATGTAGCAAGTGGTACAGGCGTATTTGATGTTGGTTCATTCCGACAGACAGATGAAGCAACCACAAAGATTACTGGCGTAACTGGTGTAACACCAACAGGAGTTACAGATACCGGTGGTACTGGAGATCCAAATGCTAATAAAGCAGGATATCGTTATGACCCTGTAACTCGTACTTGGGTTCCTATTGATGCTAACGATCCTAATGCAAACAAGGGTGGAAAGAAAGAAGTCTCTCGAAAGACTAATGCTGATGGAACTGTAACCATCACTTATGATGATGGATCTACTGAAACCATTGGAACTCCTACAGGAAAAAAAGTTGTTAGAACTGAAATTCTTGGATCTGGTGCAAACCGAGTAATTCGTACTTATTATGATGATGGATCCTTTACTGATACTCCATCACCTGATACTTCACAACAGGGAATGTCTCCAGAAGATATTCAAAAACTTATTGATCAGGCTATTGCTAAAGCAACATCAGGGTTTGAAGCACAACTTAAGGCACAACAAGCAGCAGCAGAAAAGGCTCGTCTTGATCAGTTAGCCAAAGAACGCAAGTCTGCTTATGACATCATCACAGAACGATTCACTCAAATGGGTGTTCCAGAGTTTGGAGATGTCATTGCAAAGATCTTCCGTGGTGAAGGTGTAGACCGCAGGGGTAATAAGTTTGATGAGATTCCTACAACCTCAGAGGGTTTCTATCTACAGTTGATTCAGACAGAGCCTTACTACCAGAGATTTGGTCAAGTAAATGAAGCTCGTCTGGCTGCTGGATATCGAGCATTGGATGAAAAGACAATCGTTGGAATGGAAGATGAGTACCAGAAGGTGCTTACTTCATACAATGCACCAAAGGGATTCTACGATCAGACTAAAGACTTCCAGATGTTCCTAAAGAACAACTACACGGCAGTCGATGTATCGAATGTATTCCAAGCATATAGAGACTTTGTACAGTCAACTAACCCGACAATTCGTGGACAACTTCGTGACCTATACGGAATCAACGATGATATGTTGACAGCATACTTTGCTGATCCAGAGAGAGGTCAGCCAATCCTTGAGTCAATCACCGGTAAGAATCTCAATACTGCCGCTGCATTGCTAGAAGGTTTGACTAAGGAACAGGCAGATATTGCACAGCAATACGGTGCAGGATCTCTTGCTTATGGAACTCAACGCCAGAAGTATTCACAAGTTTCACAGAACATCCAGCAATACGGAAACCTTGCTGAGATTTATGGTGAGAACTTCGGAGCTAGAGAAGCCATCGCTGCTGAGTTCGGTGCAGATACTGCATCACAGCAGATTATGGAAAGACTAAAGGCAACTAACCTTGCACAGTTCTCTGGAACCTCTGGAGTCGGTCAGAGAGCCTTGAGGCAAAGGGCCCAATAATTGAATGACAGGGTGATTGGCAATCATCTGGGTTCGAGACCCAGACACCCACTCCATCTCTTGAAATGCCGGAACTTGAGGTGAGTATTAGCCCGGAAGTTGGAGCCAAGTAGATTCCCCGATCTATTTGAGGCCAGCGACAAACACACAAAAAGGGAGTAGGACAAATGTCCAATTACGAATACGATGAGGATGACTTCGAAAACGAAGGTCAAGAAGATAGCTTCACCAACCTACGCAAAGCAAATAAGCAAAAAGACAAGCAACTGAAGGAAATTCAGGCAGAGCTTGCCGAACTGCGTAAGGAAAAACGAGATCGAACTATCAAAGAAACCTTGTCGGCTCGAGGAGTGAATCCGAAGATTGCTTCATTCATTCCGCAGGACATCGACCTCACGGAGGAATCGTTGTCGAAATGGCTTGAAGAAAACGGAGAAGTCTTCGGTGTCTCAAGTCAAAGTTCAAATCAACCAAACCCAAACTTGCCAGAAGGTTTCAAAGAAAACTACATCAAGGCTCAGTCAACAGTCGATGCCGGTCTCACAGCCGACAGAGAACGATTGATTCAAGCCCAGATGGAGGAAGCCGCTGCCAAGGGGCCAGAAGCCCTCAAGCAGCTCTTTGCTGATCTAGGTAAGCAGGGTTACTAACCCATAGAAAGGTGGTAGTGCCAAATGGCAACTACACAAATCTCTGGTCTAGGCAACCTCGTAGTCAATGCATATGACACATATGTTCGTGCTGCACTCCGCTCACTTCCTGTTATGCGTTCTGTTGCAGATCTACGCCCTGTCTCTATGACCAACCCGGGTACAACTCTCAAGTTTGCAGTTTATTCAAACTTGACTGCTGCTACCACAGCTCTAACCGAAACATCCGATGTAACTCCAGTTGCATTGGGTAACCCATCTCAGGTTACTGTAACTGTTACCGAATACGGTAATGCAGTTGAGCAAACTGAGAAGGTAAACTTCGCAGCATTCTCTGACATTGACACAATGATTGGTGATGCTATTGCATACAACGCTGCCGATACTCTCGACAAACTTGTTGCTGATGCACTTACAAGTGGAACTGTAGTTAAGTACGGCGGAACTCGTACTTCTCGTGGAACACTTACAGCATCTGATGTTCTTTCAACAACGATGCTTCGCAAGGCTCAGACCACTCTTCTCGAGGCTAATGCACAACCTCGTATCGGTGATCTTTACACCTTGTTCATCCACCCTCGTCAGGCTTTCGACCTTCGTGCCGAAACCGGATCAGGCGGATTCGTTGACATTCACAAGTACACAACTGAGAATGTTGGCAACCTATTGACTGGCACCATCGGCGTTCTTGAAGGATTCCAAGTTGTTCAGACAACTCGTGTTCCTTCTGTTGCTGAAGGTGCTTCATCTGCAACAGTTTATGAAGCAGTTGCAGTTGGTAAGGAAGCTCTTCTTGAGGCTAATGTTTACGATGTACAAACTGTCGTTGCACCTCAGATTGACATCCTTCGCCGTAAGTCAGCACTCGGCTGGAAGTACTTCGGTGGCTGGGGCATCTTCCGTGATGCAGCAGTTTGCCGTTTGGAAACCGGTGCATCAGCTCTGTAATCAGAGTTAATTAGTTGAGGGGGTGGGGCAACCTGCCCCCTCTCTACTAAAGGAGAAAAATGGCAACTTATACCTTTTACCCACCGCAAGTGATGGAAGGTTTCCCACTACGAGACAAGTGGTGGAGGAGAGTTGTATCTCCACGAGGAGTGGCAGTCTTGATTGATGGATCGACTGTAACCACATCTCGAGCAGTAACTGAAGACGAATTAGAAGAATATGATTATGTCTTTCTCGGTGGAAGAAGTCATGTCGTAAGCGAAGCGGTTAAAGATGTTTTAGTGGGTCTGGGATATACAATAAAGACTCAAGCGGAAGCCGATGCAGCATCGGATGAAGCACATAGTGGATTCTTAGTATTGAGGTCATAATGCCGTGTAGAACAGGTTGCCCCACACAAGATCACGAAAACTGGGGAGAGTGCCTAAGAGCTTCAGGTCTACAAGTTAATACAGGTGATGCCAATAGCAGGAGAACAATGTCTCAGAAGTCTTGGGATGCAGAACTCAATGCTTACAAGTCAGCGATTGACCAAGGCATTGAACCAGCAACAACGAATATGAAAGACATTCGAGGAGCTGTTGAGTTATCGAATATGGCTGGTAAAGCCTTCGATGCCAACACCAATAGTTTTAAGGAATAAACATGACAACCATCGTTGGAATCCAAGGCAAAGGCTGGGGCCTTATAGCAGCGGATTCATTGATGGTATCTGGTAGCCAAAAGTTCATAGCAACTGGTATGGATAAGGTCATAGAAAAAGGCGAGTATGTCTTTGCCTTTGCTGGCGATGCAATCGCCGGGGATATAGCAAACTTTAGTTGGACTCCACCGAAGATACCTAAGGTGGTCAACTTAGATAAGTTTATGATGACGGATCTTCTTCCGTCACTTCGTCAAGCGTATGCAGATTATGGATACGATCCTTCTCCAAAGAAGGAAGACGGAATGCCAAATGAGGATGCTGGCTTTGATGCCCTTATATGCATCCGTGGCAGGATCTATCAGATAGACAATGACTTCTCTTGGTGTAGAGATGATCGAGGAATATATGCAGTTGGATCTGGTGGATCCTATGCAGCAGGTTCTCTATCGAGGGCAACAATCTCACTAACCAATACGAAGGTAGCGGCCAATGAGGCCAGAAAAGCAATAGAGATTTCCGCTTCGTTTGACATAAACACAGGTGGAAAAGTCAAGGTAATCACTCAAAGGGAGAAGATCGATGTCAGCAAAAGGCGAAAAGTACAAGTCCAAAAAGGCAAAGATGAAGCACGAAAAGTCTGAGGGCAAAAAAGAACGCATGATGGAATACGGCAAGAAGGGCATGAAGAAGGCTGGAAAGAAGAAGTAATGAAGAAGCCAGCCAAAGTCAAGAAGGTAATGAAAGAGTTCAAATCAGGAACTCTTCATTCTGGAAAGAAAGGCCCTGTAGTTAAGAGCCGTAAACAAGCTATCGCAATAGCATTATCCGAAGCAGGAATGTCCAAGAAGGGCAAGAAGCGTGGCGGAAAAAAGAAGTAAGGCAGATCCTCGGCTTAAGAGAGCCGGGGTATCTGGCTTTAATAAGCCAAAGAGAACACCATCTCACCCAACTAAATCTCATGTGGTTGTAGCCAAAGAAGGATCAAAGGTTAAGACCATTAGATTCGGTCAGCAAGGTGTTACTGGCGATAAGAAACCAACAAAACGACAAGCATCATTCAAGGCTCGTCATGCAAAGAACATTGCAAAAGGAAAGATGTCAGCAGCCTATTGGGCAGATAAGGTGAAATGGTGAAGAAGAAAGCATTCTGGGATCAGAAGAACCCAAAGAAGAAATCAACCAAACTAACACCTACCCAGAAGGCAAAGGCTAAGGCTCGTGCCAAAGCAGCAGGTCGTAAGTATCCAAACCTTGTCGACAATGCGGCAGTTATGAGGAAGGGTAAGTAATGGCAACAGGTACTAACGGAAGCACATTTACAGCAGAACTTAATCGTCTTGCTAATGGTGGCACTTATCCAGCGTTACAGAGTTATGTTGATGATGCTAAGGCTGCAAACACTTGGGCTGGCACAACTGGTCTGGATGTCGTTGGTGCCTTGAATGTCAAGGCTGGTAATACCAGACCTAATTACAAAGACCTTCGTGGTGTATGTAATCAACTTGGTGGCACAACCGATAAGGCTCCTGCTGCTGCCCTAAGAGCAAGAGAGTCATAATGTCAATTACTTTTGGTCAACTCGTAGATAAGGTTGCATTCAATATCCAAAGCGGTGCAGCTCAACAAGAGACTGCTACTTGGATCAATCAAGCGGCTGGTATTACTTCATCTGCTACCACATTTATTGTGAATGAAACCAACCAAATGGGTCGTGGTCTTATCGAGATTGGTGATGAACTCATCTATGTAGATAAGGTTGATAACCTAACCAAGACTGTCACCGTTGCACCTTGGGGTCGAGGATTCCGTGGTACCACAGCAGCATCTGCTGCCAATAGTGCCAAGGTTCTTATTGCTCCTGTCTATCCTCGTAAACTTATCAAGGATGCAATCAACGATACTATTCAGGCTTCCTACCCAGAACTCTTTGCAGTAGGAACCCACACCTTCTCCTTCAACTCAGCAGTAACTACCTACTCGCTTCCAGCGACTACAGAATATGTTCTTGATGTTAAGTGGCAGACCATTGGATCAACTAAAGAATGGCTTAATGTTCGGCGTTACAATACCGACAAGGTAGCCAACACAACAGAGTTTGCCAATGGCAAGACAATCAATATCTTTGACTCTATCGATCCGGGTCGTACAGTTCAGGTTGTCTATGCTAAAGCTCCATCAGTACTGACTTCTGATAGTGATGTCTATGAAACCGTTACAGGTTTCCCATCAAGTTCAGTTGACTGTATTACATACGGTGCCATGGCTCGTCTGCTTATGAATATCGATGCAGCTCGAGTACCTGCACAATCTGTCGAGTCAGATATGCTCGATCAAACTAAGCCTATTGGGGCAGGATCCTCAACGGCTCGGTTCTACCTTGGTCTTTACACTCAGCGACTTCAGCAAGAAGCTGCTGGACTCAGAGATCTTTATCCTCCCCGACTCCACTATAAGAGGTAACGAATGGCACAAACTAGATACTATGCCTCAACGGCAAAGCAAGCCTCGCTATCATCCTCAATCGATGGTGTTGTTACATCGATTACGCTGGATCTAACGACTGGCTTCCCAACCAACTATCCATATTCTTTGGTTATCGATCCAGATACCAACAAAGAAGAGATCATTACAGTCAACTCTTCTGGTGGTGGAACGACACTTAATATCACTCGTGGAGAAGACGGTACCTCAAGCGTTGCCCACTCTGCTGGTGCAACAGTTCGTCACATCATCTCTGGTCGTGACTTTAATGAATTTTCTTCACACCAAGGTTCTACTGCTACGCCTACTAAGTCGGGAGTCCATGGCGTAACTAGCGACATCGTTGGTAAAGACGATACCCAGACACTTACCAATAAGACACTTACCTCTCCTCGAGTAATCGGAGATGGTGTTGTATTTGAAGGTGCAACTGATGATGCTTTTGAAACAACCCTTACTGTTACTGATCCAACAGCAGATCGAACAATCACACTTCCTAATGCTTCTGGAACTATAACCCTTGATGGTGTTGCTTCAACACTTACATCTAAGACAATCACAAGCGGAACCTTGGGTTCTGATCTTGCTGCTGGAAGTTACAAGATTACTGGTCTTGGCACTCCATCTGCTAATACCGATGCAGCTACTAAGTCTTATGTAGATACTCAGGTAGCAAACCTTGTTGCTTCTGCACCGGGTGCTTTGGATACTCTCAATGAACTTGCAGCAGCAATTAACAATGATGCAAGTTTCTCAACGACAGTAACTAACAATATTGCCACAAAGGTTTCTAAGGCTGGCGACAGCATGACTGGTGCCTTGTCAATGGGTAATAACAAGATCACATCTCTTGGTACACCTACTGCATCTACTGATGCTGTCAATAAGTCCTATATCGATACACTCTTTGGATCGACATCTTCAGCAGCTACATCTGCCACATCTGCGGCTAACTCTGCTTCAAGTGCAGCAACCTCAGCAAGTTCTGCTGCTACCTCGGCAACATCTGCTCAGACCTCAGCGACTTCGGCTGCTACATCAGCATCGTCAGCGGCAACATCAGCCACATCAGCAGCCAATAGTTACACCTCGATTACTGGTCTAACAGGTGCTGGCATTGTCCGTGATATGGGTACGATTACCGAGTCTGATACAACCACATCTACATATATCAACATTGCAACCATTGCATCCAATGCTCAAACATCTGCTAATAGTGCAGCAACATCTGCATCTAGTGCAGCAACAAGTGCAACATCAGCAGCAACTTCTGCATCTAGTGCAAGTACATCTGCATCATCTGCTTTAACCTCTGCTAACTCTGCTGCTACTTCTGCAACCTCTGCTGCTAACTCAGCAGCATTGCTTGGATCAGCAATCCTTGCTTCTGCTTATACAGCTAAGGGTGCAATTCTTGTAGGTACAGGTAGCGGAACATATACAGTTCAAACTGTTGGAACTAATGGTCAGTACCTTCAAGCTGATAGTACTCAAGCAGATGGTGTTAAGTGGGCCACGGTCGATGCCCTTCCTAGCCAGACAGGTAACTCTGGTAAATACTTAACTACTAATGGATCGACAGCATCATGGGCAACAATTGTTACCGATCCATTGACAGATATCTTTATGATGATGGGAGCATAAGATGCCAGCATTTGCAATTCAATTGCGTAGAGGCACAACAAGTCAGCACTCTACATTTACAGGTTTGTCTGGAGAGGTAACAGTCGATACAGACAAAAAGACTCTCGTAGTTCACGATGGGTCTACGGCTGGTGGAATACCATTAGCCAAAGCTTCTGAAGCCGGTGGGGCTTTAGATCCGTTCTTATTGATGGGAGCATAAACAAATGGCATATAAGGTATTGGGTCGTCTTGCTTCAGCAGCGACTACAGAGGAAACTCTTTATACAGTTCCTACATCCTCAGCAGCCGTAGTTTCATCTATTGTTATTGCTAATCGATCAACCTCTGCTCGTACTTATCGTTTGGCTGTTAAGCCAACAACTGGTACAACATTGGGTAATGATCATTATCTTGCATATGATGTATCTATTGCCGCTAATGATTCCGTAGCTTTAACGCTTGGAATTACTCTTGCCGCTGGAAATACAATTAGTTGCTATGCATCAGCAGCATCTTCATTGACTTTCCAAGCATTTGGTTCTGAACTATCCGCTTAATCTACTGAAAGGTATCCACTTAAATGGCTACTTCTGTATTCTCAAAATCATCTTTATCTAATGCTTTAGTTAAGCAACAAGACTTTTCAACACCACTTATTCTTGAAGCATTGATTATCGCTGGTGGAGGTGGAGGTGGCTGGGATGGTGGCGGTGGTGGAGGAGGCGGAGGTCTCGTCTATGCATCAAATGTTGAAGTTCAAACTGGAGTTACATAT